CATTCTTAGTTTACCTGTCTTGCGTGGGTGTACTCTTACCTTCTGATCGAAAGCAGTATCAAGTAAGTCATGTAGTTTACCGTTATGCCATAGCTCCCATTTAGCTCTTTGCATCTGATGTCTAGTTAATAACCTACCACATCCTAAAGGGTGATTCCTTCTGTAATGTTCACGATAACCACCCCAATATAAAGACTCCTTACTTACAGTGTCATAGAAGTAACCATCTAAAACACATACATATTCATATCTAGTAGCGTTCTTTTTGTACACCTCTAACATCTTCTCATTTAGAATGTCATCTGATCCCATCATAAGAAAGTGTGTACCATCTGTACTCTCTGCTAACCTAGAAGCAGCGTTCATCTTCTGACCTAATGGATGGTTCTTAACCTCTACATAATGACACCCGTACTTCTTAGCCAACTTCTCAGACTTCTCACCCTCACTACCTGCTACACACACCTCTAAACCTAAGTCTTTCATTGACTGTGCAAAGACACTAAATACTTTAGGACGTTTCCACATTGCGGTTACCACTACTATCTTCATATATGTTTTAAACTATATCCTTTTAATGCAAAATAAATACTAGGTAATCTCTCTAATATAAATGGGTGGTGAGGATAATACTCAACCCCGAATACATCAAGGCATTTAGCAGGTGATAAGACATTGAAACTTTCCTGTAGTACTTGTCCTACCGTTTGACCGTTACTAATTAAAGGGCTTGTGTTATATTCTGCATCCTCCCAACATAAATCTCTTATCTCTCTATCATGTTCCATTAATAACATAGCAGGGATTAACATTTCCTCTACATAAGAAGCCCATACAGAGCTTTTAGCTATCCAATGGTTGTAATATATCCTTTCTGCTTTTATGTCGCTTATATCGGCTTTAAATAGCTTAGAGACTATTGATTGACCTATCTTATTAAGATTAGGATGGTGTCTATCAAAGAAAGTATTCATCTTGGTACTCTCCATCATCTGCTTCGACTCTTTACCAAAGAAAGAATAAACATCACTAGAATATTCATCCTTCTCCATTAGAGACCTTAGCTTTTCTCCTGTCATCTTGTGCTTCTGATTAAACTTCCAAGATAGTACACCATAATAATCGGAGTTCTTATAATCGTACTCCTGAAACATCTTTTTATAAACCTCATTCTCTAGGAAATGACTAGCACCTTCATTCTTATAAGGAACAAAGCTACTGTCAAGGAATCCTAGATGTAACGACTTAAAGTATATTTGTCTAACTCTAACGTTCAAAGTCTTCTTCTTTGCAAACGTTGTCATTAATTAATGCCTTTGCAATCTTCTCTGAGATGTTTAGGTTAGATATTTCTATGCCACCCCACTTGATAACTGTGTCAGGGTTTTTAAATTGAATACCTACCAATGATTTAATCTTCTCTTGGATTGATTCTTTCCTGATCTTTAGCTTCTCTTCATGCAAATCTTCTTCAATATCAATAGCTCCTTTAATTCTTTCCCATCCTTGTTCTTGTGAGGTGTTCTTCATATTACTTACCTTCTTCTTCTTAGCCATAGTGTTTTTATTGCTAATATACAAATAAAATCATAAAAAAAGGGATACAAGTTAATGCATCCCTTAATTTAGAAAGAAAATAGAAACCTATAGGTAACTATCGAGAGTAATCTTTGTTGTAGCTTCGTTAGTATCTAGAAAAACTCTAGCTCTACCGTTTTCAACTCCTGTGAATGAAAGAGTATCACCTATTTCATCACCGTTTGTAGCTCCTGTTGTGAAAGTGTTTTCAGTAAGTTTTAATCCTCCTGACTCACCAAGTATATAATATACACCTGATTTTGCTTTAGCAACAATAACTAAATCAACATCTACCATATCTTCAATCGCTACCCTTGTATCAGTATCGTTGGCGATAATCTTGCCAGCAAAAGTCAAGTTGTAGTAAGGTGCAGAGTTCTCATCTGCAACTAGCTCTTCAGAAAAAGAAGCACTATTTTTATGCATTGAAACCAAGAATCCTACTTCATAAGAAGGACTGAAAGTTAGAGCAGACACCTCACCTGTTACAGTAGAAGTGTATGCGCTAATCTCAGAATGATTGAAAACGTAAATATCGGCTCTGCTAATTCCAGGACTTGCGAACCTATCGGTGCAACCTGGTGTGGTAATACCACTTGTAATTATACATCCTGCCATTTTATTTAAGTTTAAAAGTTAGTATTAAGATATGTTGTTAACTACCATTTCATCAGGGAATCTTGTTTGAATACCCATTTTGAATACGCCTGTCAAGAATAAATCTCTAGCTTCAGAACCTGCACCTAACGCTAACGTCAAGTCATTTTCTTCTCCACCGATGTCAGTACCTAACCAGTAGTTACCTTCTCTTGTAAGAATAGCTTGTGAATCATCTTCAGCAAATCCAGCTAATGCAACAATCTCTATTGTAGTATTATCTAAGAAGTCTTTACCAAAATCAGTATTGTAAGGAAGTGATCCGTTATCTGATTGATAATCCCTAGCATAGTTCACTTTAGCTTGTGGTGAGCAGTAGATTTTCCAATCTCCATCAGTAGCTACGTTTAAGTAAGCATCTAAAGGCAATGCATCGTACATAGCTCTAAAAGAAGCGATTACGTTAGAAGCTGTCAAAGCTCCAGTTAATTGCTGTGCTGCTGGAATGTCACCTGCTGCGATGTCATTAGAAGCTGTCTCAATCATACCATCAAATAGGTTGAAAGAAGAAATAGCAGAAGCTCCACCTAGTACACCTCGTACTAAAGCTAGTTCTACTGATTTGTTGATTCTAGCAATCATCATATCAAATAATCTCAACTCTGCTGGCACATCATCATATTTCCCACCTGGAGAAAGAATCTTTTGTGTGAAGTAAGGCTCTAGTTCCTTAACACAGTATTTCTCGTTGATTTTGATGTCAACAGGAGTAATAGTTCTTTGTGCTATCACTAGATCATTACCACCGTCATCAAATGTACAGTCAGTATCAGATTGTAAAAGGTCATATCCTAAGTCCATTGTAGGAATAGCCATTGCACTTTTGATCCCAGTCATTAGGTGCATTGTTTGAGCAACCTTAGAACCTAGTACAGAGCGTGAAAAGAACTCAGTTGCGTTCTCTTCTGTGTATGCGCTTAATGCGCTTATATCGAAGCCCATAATTTATTTATTTTCGTTTAAGTATGTTTTGATAACAGTATCTCCGTTACCTTGTGAAGTTGACCAAAAAGCTACACCCTCTTGTTTATCGGCTTCTACTTTTTCAGCTTTTGCTTCCTCGCTAAGTTCAACAGCTTGCTCAGTATTCGCTACTGGCTCAACTACTTTACCTAATGATTCATTTTTAAGAGATTCTAATTCAGCTTTCAAAGCATCGTTTGATGCAGTTAGGCTTTCAATTTTCTCTATTGCTTCGTTTGCTACCTTTTCTGATAATTCAGATTTAGTAACTACGTCAGCTTTGTTTGCTTCGATTTCAGAACTAAGTTCGTCTATCAAAACATCTTGCGAGTCAGAAAATGCTAATGCCTCTTCTAGCTCACCACTTAAATTCACATCTTCCAGTACCTCAGTAGACTCTTCTACCACCTCTGGTGCTTCTGAAGAAACCAACTCAGATAACTTAGTCAATAGTGACTTTTTGTTATCGCTCATGTTTGATTGATTTTGGTTAATAATATCTTTGCTGTCTAAATACTTGTTCACTATTGGTTCAAGTAAATTCTTTATGATTTCAGGGTGTTCTTCAGCCCAATACTCTGCTTGTTCTGCTAAGTAATCAGGTCTACCAAGTATAGAGAACATACCATCAGTTGCTGCTCCTTGATCCACTACATCACATCCTAACAAATTGGCACATCGTGCGTGTGGTAGGTTGAATCTAATATCATCTGGGTTATCATCTTCTCCTGCTTCAAATAGCACGGGCTCACCTTGACTAAATACAATAGAGTTACCCATTATATCTGGTGTTTCTTCTGCTGCATCTAAAAGGAATGTTCCCATATCACCGTTAGGAGATGAGAAAGCCAAAGAACCTAAATGTAGATCAGCAGTTGACTTATTGCCTATTGTTTTGAAGTTTTTAAAGTAGCCTATCTGAGTACCCATACTAGATACACAAGCATTAGGATGGTCAAATCTGGCTTTAATACCTACATCCCCTCGTGCTTTACCTAGCTTGGTTACTTGACGAATCATAGTTTGGTCAATGAAAAGGTCATGACCTAAAGCCTCTCTATCTGCTTGGATAAGAGTCATTCCAAAAATGATGTTGTTTTCCCTGTCTACTCGTTGAGGGTTAGAACCCTGCTTGAATTTTGTTGCTTTTTTCGACATGAGACAAACGTACAAAAGCACCTTTGCTTATTTCATTACAAAATTTAAATGGTAATTAGTTTGGTGGTGATAAAATAAAGATTTAGTATTGTAGAAACTTTAAAACTATAAATCATGAGACCAGTAAATACAAAATCAATGTTTAGCCTTTTATGTGGATATATGGAAAAGCTAGATAAGAATGAGATAGATGTTAATCAAGCAGCAGCAATGTGTAAGTTAATAGGACAAGCAGGCAATCTGTTAAACTATGAACTAAAGAGAGCTGCCTTAATGACAAGTCCAGAGTTCAGAGATGAGCATAGGCATCTTGAATCTAAGAACTTTGATTCTTTACCTCAATAATATGGAAGGGTTAAATAAATTTATAATCAACAACAAGCTAAAAAGTCTTGCCTCCATCTTAGATGATGAGGGCAGGGCTATTTTAGAACCACTACTGAATCAGTATGGTATTAAGGGTGATGATATAGGTGATTGTAAGACAAATGAGTGTCAGTATTGCAAGGAGGTGAAACATATTGATTTATTCATTTATACAATAGGCAAGCAAGGTCAAAGGTATTTATCGAAAACGTGCAAGGTTTGCCATACTAAGAACTCCACAGAAAAGTCATTATTAAATGAATGTGTAAAGGGATTTGTTAATCCTTACCAAAAAGAATACGATGAGATAAAAGATTGTGATGATTGCCCTTTATCTGTTACTAATTCATACACTTGCTCATGGTCTGGTCAAGAACAAGAATACGAATCCAGCGATACAAATAACCCTGAATGTTTAAAATGTGAAAATAACGCTCGTTGTATTGAGGATAAGTTAGATAAGGCGAAAGATCAATTCAAGTCAAATGCTAAGAAATTAATAACAGACGATGTTGTTAACCTTAAAATCATCTTAAATAGGGCGAGAAGAGAACTTACTGAATACAGAAAAACTAAAGGTATCTAGTTAACCCATATATCCTACCTGGAGAACAGTTCCTAGTAGCTGCCATATCCATTTGAATAGATAGATCAGACTTGTATTCACCATCCTTAACCAACTCTTCTTTAATCTTAATGAAGTCGTTCTTGATATTGTAATCTTCTGTGCTTTTGGGTGTCATTAACCCCTGTTCCATGCAATGATTGATTAAATCTATTGCTGTGTACTCTGTGCCAAACTTACTCTTTAGCTCCTTATCTAAACTCTCTGCTGCTTTCTCTTTCATATTGTTGCTTGTTGTTCTGCTATTGTTACACTTGCTGCTGCATCTTGTATCTCTACTACCGATACTATTGGTGCTGGCATATTCTCTAATGCTGATATTATATCTTCATTACCACTTGTTGTTTCTTGTCCAAAGTCAGGCAAAATGCCACCATCTTGATATAATGGCTTCCCTCCACCTAATACATTAATTCTGCTTGCTGCTGCTAATAGGTTAGGGTTTTGAGATACACCTTTACTTAATATAGGTTCACCCCCCTCTGCTTCAACAAATCCCTTCCCACCTATTCTAATTGGTATGCCACCGTTTGCATGACTAGCACCATCCAAAATACCACCATCAGCGAATTTAGGTAAAACCATACCATCTTCTGCTTTCCTTATATTAGATATCTGAACTGCACCTGCTGCACCTACTGCTGCTGCTTGTATGAAGTTTAACGGTGGTGGCAACTTAAGAGATGATGCAACCGCTCTTGCTGTGTCTATTAATACAGATGTAATAGCAAATGCTTTAGATAGTTTTTCATTATCACCTGCCAATGCTGATAAAGACTTGAATAAATCAGCCGTTCCAGCTATTGTTTTTTGCCTAAACAACTCTTCTTCTTCCGTTCTCCCTTTTGAGTTTTTTAGATGCTGATTTCTCTGATCCTCAATAGACTCCTCTATCGCCATTGTCTCTTTTGCATCTGCCTTAAATGCTGCTAATGCAGAATCATCATGCTCTAACTTTTTAAGATCAGTTTGAAGTGCATCTATATTTAAAGAATGTAACCTTTTTAGTGCTGTAACCTTTGCGTTAATCGCCCGTATTTCTAAATTTAAGTTGGTTATCTTAGTAGTATCTGTTTCTGAAGTTTCATCCCTTAACTTTGTTAACCTTGCAGACTCTGCTGTTAGGGTTTTTATTGTAGTTATCCTCTTTTCTTCTAATTCTAAAGTCTCTTTAGTCTCTTTCTGCTCATCATCTATTATCTTTTTACCGTTTCTAATAACAAATAATAGTTCATTACTAGCTACTATTCTTTTTTGTAGACTAGCATGACCATCTTGATATGCTAATGTCTGTTCTTCTGTTGCAACTGTCCACTCTTGCATACCTGCAACCCTATCTGCCCTGGTTAGTATATTATGGAACATTAGTAATCCTTCAGAGTTTCTTCTGTGATTCTTGTCTAGGTCAGCAAGTGATTCAGCCATATCACTAATAGCTTCTTCAGTCTCTTCTATTGCCTTTGTTTGCAGTTCTTTATTGAAAGCCTTTTGACCTGCTATCATCTTACGTGTTCTCTCTGTGTTTATTTCAACAGCCTCACCATGCTTATTAATAGCAGTTGTAGATAACGGGAACTCTTTTGATACTTGTGCTATGATATTTTTAAGCTCTTCTTGCTCTTCTGCTGTTTTCTTTGTCTTTCTTGACAACCCATCATACCTATCTAGTAAACGCGGCATTGACTTCTCCATTAACTCAAATTCATCCCTTTGCTTAATGAATTGATCTGTTAATGATTCGCCTGGGGTTAACATATTTAGCATACTAGTGGTTAGCTCTAATATACCTGCCGTAATTCTACTGATAGCACCATCACCACTATCTAAGCTCAATACAAACCCTTCCCATGCTGAAGTAAGTAATTTAGTCTTACCTTCTAGTGTGTCTAATTGAGTCTTAGCCATTTTCTCAGCAGCACCACCTGCATTATTAAGACCTTCTGTTAATTCTTTTGTAATCTCTGTACCTTCTGCTAATGTTAAGAATGAGGTAGCTGCTATCTTACCTACTAATTTAGTTGCAGTCCCTAGCTTATCTTGGCTGTTCTTAACCTTATTTAATCCCTCTTCTAGTGTTAAGCCTTTCTTGTTTAGCTCTATAAATGTATTCTTTAATGCGTTACCTGCCCTTGATCCACTTATACCTGCCTTTGACATTGTACCTAGTAATGCAGTAGTCTCTTCCACGCTAACACCAACGGCTCTTGCAGCAGGTGCAGCAGTTTTCATAGACTCTTTAAACTTCTCCATATCAAGAGCTGATAAAGAGAATGACTTAGCCATTACATCTACAACTCTTTGTGTTTCATGTGCCTTTAAACCAAACCCACCTAGTGTTGCTCCTGCCACAGCAGCAGCTTCAGATAACTCACTTCCAGTTGCAGCAGCTAGTGAGAGTGTAGCTTCTGTTGCATCTAATATCTCCTGCTCATTGAACCCTAATTTCGCAAACTCCACTTGAAGTTGACTTACCTCTGATGCTGTAAATGCAGTAACAGACCCCAATCTTTTTGCATCTTTAGTTAATGCTACTATCTCTTTCTGTGTCTTACCTAATACAGAAGCAAGGTTTGCTGCTGATTGGTCGAAGTCTTTTATAATACCAATAGTTTTACCTATGCCTTGGATAATAGCTCTGCCTGCAAATGCACCAGCAATTAAAGTACCCATCCTCTTGAATGAATCGCCTATAGTTTGGGTTAGTGACTTAGATTTATTTATCTCTCTATTAAAGTCTCTTAATTTACCCTTAGATGTAGATAGAGATTTACTTAACTCATCAAACCTCTTAGAACCTTTAGGCGTGTCGTTTAACTCCTTGTTAATGGATTTAATCTCTTTCTTTAAGGCTCCTAATGTCTTTATTGGTTGCTTCGTGTCTACCGTGACACCAAAAAATATTTCTTCTTTAGCCATTATCTTGATATTAATTCCACCCTTGTAGGTGTATTTTTGTTTACTTGGTAGTCCTTTATATTATTCAAATAGTAGTGCGAGCCATCTATTACTTTAACCGTCCTGAAGTCTAGGTTACTAATATCTTTACTGGTTAACCACATCCAACAGCTTAACAGTTTAGAGTTGTTTAGTGTACTTATAGTGCTTTGATAATACCTATTTACTAATCCTAATACACTAGGGTTAAAGTTTGATTCATCCCATGTTAAGCTAAAGGTAGAGTCAGAGAAGTATGAATAAGGGTATTGTGATTGCGCCTCTTGGTCTACTATTATACTACCGCTTCTTAAACCACCCCAAATAAGTATCCTATTCTCATGACTAGTGTCAAATGAACCATCTGAATCACTCTTAGCCATAGAAGGCATTAAAGTACCACCTAGACTATCAGCCCTGTCAACGGTTGAAGAGAATATGGAACCCTTGATTACCTGTGTGCCTTTTCTGAACTCTGAATCCATCTGCACCCTAGCCCTAGCAAATGGCTCATCAAATCTTTCTCCTAACTCTTCTACAAAAGCATCATCAGTATCATTATTGTAATTCCATTCCAACTCTTTAGCACCGTCATTCTGGATATGCGTAATGCTTGACTGTCTTGATGTATCTAGCTTAGTACTCCAGTCTTCCTGCTCTTCTTTTAAGAAACTATCTGCATTAATAAACTCAATAGTTCTATCTTGATTATTAGTTATAACCCTGAAGTTACCTAGTGAAATAACCTCTCTGATAAGGTCTATCTTTTTAATGTTTTGGATAACCTTTGCATGATTTATTGTTGAGCCTGCTACTAAAGGAAGATTGGTGGGGTGTATTTTGTATGTGCCACTATTATGCCTAAAATCAAACGATGACTTATTCTTAAGATTACTCCCTGGCTGAGTTCCAAATATATTAGCAGAAAATAAAAGAATCACAATATCACCTTTTGATAATTGCTGAGACAAACTTATAGGCACATCTGTTGTTGTGTTCTGAAAATGAAAAACATCAAAATCAGGGGATAATTTAATATCGGATACACCGCCACTAGAACTAATAACCTGAAGAGATAAGCTAAAATAACCTATCACATCCCCTGGATTAAGATTCCTTTCAGACGTTGCATTGTGATCTATTTTTACTGAACCGTTAAAAGAGTAGACTCCATCAGACTGAACATAATATGAAGAGTTAGGAAGGTCGAATAAGTTTGAGTTGTCCTCATCTTCTGACAAGAAAGGAATCTTCGATCTGTAAACCTGAGTTGCAGAGGTTGAGTTTTTACCGTCTACAATCAATGCTGCATTAAATATCTCTATTGTAGATGGAATAGGCTGACTAGCCTCTGCATCGAATATAGTATCATCAAACTCAACTTCTTTAGAGGTGAAAGGAAGTATTAAATCTTTTAACGGTGTACGTTGTAAGTCAGTATCTATAAATGTATAGCCTACCTCCTTAAAGATTTGTCTAATTAAAGGTATAGCAAAGAAAGCAGGTCTCCATAATGAAGGGTCAAGGTTAAACCCAGCATCCTCATTTCTAAATCTATTGCCGTAGTTTATTAAAGGGTAAACATATTCCTCTTCACCGCTCCAGCTATTTATAATATTGTCTTTAGTTAATGTGTGGCTTGTATGGTGTGTTAAGTCCCTAAGTGTGCCTTCACCAATAAGGCTAGCCCAACCGCCAAGATCGCCAAAGATATTAACACTATACGATAATGTTTTACCATTCTTTAGTTGTATTGATTTTAGCTGTAATATACCTTCAAATTCTATCTCCTGAATCCTAACAGCCACTTTCACTTTAGGGTCAAACCTTGCTTCGTTATCTACACTAAAGGCGTAACCAAAATATGCATCATTCCTTTTAGTGGATGGCATGACAATGGTCTTAGAGAAAGAACCTTTCCTTTTACCTATCTCTCTGTAATCTATACTAGAGAATGATAAAGGGATGGAAAACTCTTTAGGGTCAAAGAAATCTAATGTAAGAAACTCTAGTGCTTTACCCATTGCTACCCCTTAAACCTGTTTTATCAACTGAATGTCTGTATTTAACATTAATCCTTGTAAGACCTCTCTGTGTGCCTCCTATTGCCGTAGATTGATTCTCTAGGTGTACGGGTACTCTGTTGTCAGAATACTCAACGAATACTTCAGGGCTTTCTATAAGCTCTACCATCCACTCTGCAACCTCTTGTGTTACCCAGTGTGTACCTGTTAGTAATCTATCCCTAGACTCCACATCACTTGTTGTGAGTTGTCTATCACCTATCACTTTAGGGAATACCTTGTCTTTCTTAAAGGTCTTCTTAATAACCTTGCTGTTTAATCTACTTTGAGAGTTAAAGGTATAAGCATCATACCCACCTCTTGGATTTAACCAAACAAACCTAGTAGAAGAAGAATAACACTTAGCATCTATCTCAAAAGTAAATACCTCACTCCTGGTAACTGAGTCACTTGTTACCTCTACATCATAGCTGGTAGTAGTCGAAGGTAGCCTTGTTGCATCTAAGTCACCAGTACCACACGTAAACCCATATACAGCACTTGCGCTTGTTGTTATAGTATCACTTGTTGTGGCTAGTGTAGCTCCTGTGCTATCGTAAGCCGTTACCTTTCTAGCCCATGTCTCTGCACTTGGTTCAATAGCTAACTGTAATTGATATGACTCACTAGAACCTATCCTTATAGTACTTGGTGAGTTGGTTAAGAACCTGGTATCAGTAGTTGAGGTAGTTGCCTTAAAAGAAGTATCCAAGTTAGAATCAGTGTTTCTTATCTCACTTCGCGTACTACCTAATGTAAATTCTAAATAAGGCACTACACCGTTAATAATTAACCTTGTGTTAGCTGAATCACTAAATAAGTCAGGCGGTGTCTGCGTGGTGTCTAATACTAAAGTGGGTGTATTAATACCATCTACATCTAAATCCCTTTTCTCTGCGTATGTAACATGGATTAATCCTGCTGCTTCACCTACCGTTGTTTTAACGTCACTAGAAAGCGTGAGAGGCTCTAAGCCGTTCCCTAATTCTACTTGTAGTATCTCACTCCAATCAAATACAAACTGATCGTTAATGTCCTTAAAACGCATCTTCCTGTCAACGAAAGAACCATCAACATAAAGGTCAGAAATCATCCTGATATTAGGAGAGCTGATTACAACCGTACCTACTGATATGTTAGTCTCTGTTCCTAGATAAGGCGTATTTATGTCAATGTCTCCCTGTGATTGTGTATGGTTTAAGCTCACAGCTACAATAGTAAACTCACCATCCATCTCAGCAGAAGGGGTGTCAGTGATACTAACTAAGTCACCTATAAAAATAGGATCAGGTACTACAATAGTAACCCTTGACAAGGTAGCATCAGTTGGATGTGCCCTTACACTGAAGTGTGTTGCGTTTATACCTGCAAATGAGCTAGAGAATGTATATTCTACTGGCACATAAGCAGACCCGAAATCCGTGGGACGGCTTACGATAGACGCAGACATTATTCCCCTGCAAATACAATTAGCTCACCATCTGCTGTATCAAACTGTGCTGATACTGTGTTAATGTCACTGTATGCTGAGAAAGCACCTTCAGTAGCGTGTACACTTAGTTTAGTATTGTATAGGTCAAATGATTGTCCTGGTTGTAACTTAACATCAAATGTGAATCCACCTGTATCTGCTACCCTAAGTCTGCAAGTATTAGTAGTGTCTATGTTAACCACTATTAAAGCTGTAAGGTCAGTCAATGTACCAGGTGCGATACCTGTTGTATCTACTGAAAGGATGTCTTTCTCTGATGCTGTTGGTACTGTTACCTGTCTTTTAGTCACGTTAGCTACTGCTGTAACTGTTGACCCTGCATCTAACTTGTACTCATCTGTACCAAGAGTGATGCTGTATTGTTTTGTTATTGATAATGTTGCACTGTTTGCCATGATTATTTTATTGCTTGTTTAACTTCTTTTGTAATTTCTTCTGTTATAATACCTGCTATATTCAATCCCTCTGTGAATTGCTTTATAGCGTTGGTGTATATGTTTGTTGCCGTTATTCCTTTTTTACCTATGCTTTTACTTATAGCAAATGCTATTCCTCTTGCTTTCTTTCCTGACCCCAACCCCTTTTGCTTAACCCATTTTAATATTGGCTTAATAGGTGGCGGTGTCAATCCTGGTCTACGTCCTTTATCTACAAAGACATAATGTTCAGGTGCTTTACCTTCAAACCGAACCCTACTACCAATGATAGATGTAGAGCCTGTTGTGCCTCTAATAAGCGACCCTGAAGCACTTTTACCAGATGCCTTTAGGTCTTGTTTAATATCAACAATAAAAGAACGCCCTGCCTTGTTTACCTCGTCTGCTATTGCTCTTAGAATAGCCATGCCTTAAACCCTCTATAAAGTACCTTATACCACCTTGTATGGCTCTTAAAACTAATCCCACACTTGGTACAGTTAAGTGAAGGGAAGTTATCTGATTCAAATCTATGGTTACAACTCATTAGTTAAACATATCAGGTAAATGACACATATCTTGATTAACACCTTCTTTGATGCTAAAGGTTACCTGCCAGCCTGTTACACCATCACCCTCATCTATAAAGGGTACAAATGCAGGTTGACTCTCTGTTACAAAGTCTAATGTCTCTGTTAGATTACCGTAAGTAACATCATAATCATCACCATATACAGTAACGAACTGAAGAACAATATCCTTTAGGTATTCACCTGTACGATCTAATGCTTCATTCTTCTCTTGTACTGTGCTCTGGTCACTCAATAACTCTTGTACTTGAAGCTCTATGTTCCAAGTCTTGTTATTGTCTTTTAAAGAGTTGTCAAGGCTTAATGTAAAATCAGTAGGGACTAACACAACCAATGGATAGTTCTCGTTGTTGTCTGTTACTGCCTCTGATTCTAAGCCTGTAAAGAACCTGATACCTGCTTTGTGGCTCTCTACTATCTCTTTAAATGCTTGTGTTATTGTTTGGTATCGCATGGTGCAATAATAATCTTATTAGTTATTTATTTTCGTTAAATATTTTAATTAACGCTTAGATTGTATTTTACTTAACCTATTCTGATACTTAGCATAGTCAGCTTCATAATCCATCAAGGTAAATACATCTATCACCGTATGGTCTGTCACTAACTTCTTTACCCCTGCTATCGCATCTAACTTATCTTTCTTCTCTGCTATGTTTACTAATGTCTGATAACTACTCCACTTCTCACCTAAGTCTATTACTCCTGCTTGGATTTGCTCATGTCCTGGCTCACCCCCAAATACTGAAGTGTAGCGTTCCTGAAGACTTCCGATGTAATTAAAAAAAAAAGGTTAATGCTATAAGCCTCTAAGAAACTACAATCCCTCATTATCTCAGCCCTCTTCTCTAATGTATCACCTGTAAAGCTGTACTTCTCACCTTTCTTTAAACAATAGATTGCCATCATATAAGGATAGAACTCATGTTCTTTACCTTGTAACCGTTGCATATATGCTGTGCAGTCTAAGTATTGTGCCATAGGTAGATTATCAATGTCTTGATCTACTATGTATTCCACTCCTTTAACCTTAAAAGAAGTAGGTGTTTCAGGCTCTCCGATATTCTCTACACTTAACATCTCATTAAGCTGATGGATAAAGTATAGCACCTCTTTAGTATTGGCTTTCTTTAGCTTACTAAATGGTATGCCTGAGAAGTTAGCAAATGATTCTACTTCTGTCTTATCC